GCAGGCCCGGCAGGCCCACAGGGACCGAAAGGAGAAACAGGTGCGGCAGGCCCGGTGGGGGCGACCGGACCTCAGGGGCCGAAGGGCGACCCGGGGGAGACGCAAATACGGTTCCGTCTGGGGCCGGGAAACATTATTGAGACAAACAGCCATGGCTGGTTCCCGGATACAGATGGCGCACTCATCACCGGACTGACCTTTCTTGACCCCAAAGATACCACACGGGTTCAGGGTTTTTTTCAGCATTTGCAGGTCAGGTTTGGCGACGGGCCGTGGCAGGATGTCAAGGGGCTGGATGAAGTGGGCAGTGATACAGGCAGAACAGGAGAATGACATGAATATTTTGAGAAAGCTTATGCAGAGTCTGTGCGGTTGCGGAAAGCATGATGACTGTGAAAACGGGCAGTCGCTTACAGCACAACTGCGACTGGGACCGGCAGACATTCTGGAGTCAGATGAGAATGGCATTATTCCGGAGCAGGACAGGGTAATCACACAGGTGATGATACTGGATGCAGATAAAAAGCAGATACAGTGTGTGGTAAGACCGCTGCAAATCCTGCGTGCTGACGGGACGTGGGAAAATATTGGCGGGATGAAATAGCCGACAGCTTCACAAAAACCGGAGCCCGGCTCCGGTTTTTGTTGTCATGTATAGGGGGGGGTTATTAGAGAGTGAAGTAATAAACATGTTAATACGATGGAGTGAAGGATGCCGTGTAATTCTGGTTCAAGAGTTTTTTATGCCGGAAAATCGCAGGATTATTCTGGATAGTAAAGAATCCTGGTTAATAATCTGTGATAGTCAGTTGGGCCATTTAATGCGCAGTATGTATCAGGGACGCCGTTTTATTCAGCTGAATCTGGAAAAATTGAAAGGGGTACATGATGTCGCCTTGCCAGTGAAATGGGAATTCACACGAAGACAGTGAATAGCTTTCTGTATACGGGAATGGCGAAAAATGGACTGTATGGTGTGAGTGTGAAACATCTTGCGTGTGCGGAGTGATGCTTCTCGTTGCTACAGCGGCAATGATAATGCAGTGAAAAAAGGGGAGCAATATGCTCCCCCAAACCGAAAGAAAATTGCAATAATCAATGAAGTTATTTAGTCATCATCAGAATGTCATGCAAGGCATTTTGTTTCAGTGATGCCGATCGCGATTTTAGCGAATTCCATCATAAATCCCCTGATTTTTAAGCCTGAAGCAGTCAAAGGAATTTCTATGCCCTATATCGATATCACCACGATGCGTGGGATGATGCCGCGCGTTGTGACATCCATGCTGCCCGAGCATTCCGCTGTACTGGCGGAGGACTGCCATTTCCGGTTTGGTGTTATTACACCAGAACGTCAGATATCCGGGGTTGAGAAAACATTCACAATTAAGCCAAAAACAATTTTTCATTACCGTGACGATTTCTGGTTTGCATGGCCGGATGTGGTGGATGTGATCCGCAGTCCGATCGCTCAGGACCCCCACGGGCGTATTTACTACACTGACGGGCGTTTTCCTAAAGTGACGGATGCGACTATTGCCACAAAAGGGGACGGGAATCACCCGACATCATCGTATCGTCTGGGGATCCCCGCGCCGACGACAGCTCCTGTCTGTACTGTTCAGCAGGGCGGTGATGTTTCTGACGATAACCCGAATGATGATGAAACCCGGTTTTATACGGAAACCTTTGTCTCAGATTATGGTGAAGAAGGTCCGCCAGGTCCGGCGTCTCTGGAGGTAACACTCCGTACTCCGGGAACTGCGGTACAACTGACGCTGGCTCCGGTGCCATTGCAGAATGCCAGTATTAAACGTCGCCGGATTTATCGCTCTGCATCAGGTGGAGGGGAGGCGGATTTTTTACTTGTGGCTGAACTGGATGCATCCGTGCTCAGTTACACGGACAAAATACCGGCGAAAAACCTTGGGCCTTCCCTGGCGACATGGGATTACCTGCCGCCGCCAGAGAATATGACAGGCCTTTGCCTGATGGCTAACGGTATTGCCGCCGGGTTTGCCGGTAATGAAGTGATGTTTTCGGAAGCGTATCTGCCGTATGCATGGCCGGAAGTGAATCGTCACACGACGGCAGAAGATATTGTAGCTATCTGTCCGCTGGGAACGTCACTGGTGGTGGCGACAAAGGGGGAGCCTTATTTGTTCAGTGGGGTATCACCGTCCACAATTTCTGGTTCCAAAATCCCTTCAATGCAGGCGTGTCTGAGCAGGCGGAGTATGGTTGCGATGGAGGGTTTTGTGCTGTATGCAGGAACAAATGGCCTGGTGTCTGTTGATGCAAACGGTAATGTCGCGCTGGCGACGGAACAGATTGTTTCACCGGAACAGTGGCAGAGTCAGTTTAATCCGGCCTCCATTGTGGCTTATCCCTGGCGTGGTGAATACATTGCCTGTTACACGAAACCGGATGGTAAGCAGGATGTGTTTGTATTCAGTCCGGTGAACATGGATATCCGTTATCTCAGTACACCGTTTGACTGCGCATGGGTTGATCTCGCGAAAGATATGATGCGCGTGGTGACAGGAGACAAAATGTCAGTGCTTGCCGGGGGGGCTCTGCCCTCCACGATAAGGTGGCATTCAAAAATTTTTTCATTACCTGAAAGAACCTCTTTTTCCTGTATCAGGGTGAAATCTCCGGCGCCTGAGCGGGTGGGGATCACCATTATGGCTGATGATGTTCCTGTGATTCATTTTGCGCCGGGTACGTTTAAGGGAAGTGTGGTGAGACTTCCGGCAGCAACCGGGCAAAACTGGCAGGTGATGGTATCCGGATTCGGGCAGGTGGAACGAATAACCCTGAGTACATCAATGTCGGAGATGCCGGTATGACCAGAAAACCGTGGCGTGCGGGGAAGGATTTATCCACTGTTGTGGAGAATATGGAAATTGGCACCGGGCAGCGTGGTGACGGACGTCACGCATTTGTGACCCGTGAGGAACTGGTTGGTCTTAAACTCGCCCGGCGTCGAACATCGGGTGGTGCCTCATATGCACTGAATCCGGGTATTGAGATTGACAGTACTTTAATGACTGTTGATTTTCCCACAAAACCGCTGAATTTTAAGGCGACCGGTGGATTTGGCTCGGTTCTTCTTGAATGGGATATGCCTAATTATCGCGGACATTCACTGACTGAAATCTGGCGGGGTACGGAGGATGACCTTGCTGATGCAGTGCTGGTTGCCACGACGCCGGGGCAGGTTTACGGCGATCCGGTTGACCCTGGCTGGTCGGGATTTTACTGGATACGTTTTGTTAACGCGGCAGGAGTGAAAGGTCCATGGAATGCTGAAAAAGGCACTCAGGCACAAACACAGATCGGCGTGAAGGCCATCATTGACCAGATCCGCGATGAGGCTGCAAAGTCGCCGGTTGTGTCCGAGCTGCGTAAAGAAATAAAAAACGCGCAGGGGCAGGCTGTAAAGGATGCTGCAATTAAGACAACCGAAGTTGTAGGGACTCTCAGGGAAGAAACGACAAGAACGATTGGTGGTATTGAAACCCGCATTAGCACACTGGATTCGTCAACCAGTGAATCGCTTAATGAGGTCGACAAGCGCATCACTAAATTGGATAAAGAAGGCGGTGAAGCTTTTCTTGCAATGTGGTCAAAAAAAGCGGGAGTTGATGGTATCACTGCGGGGATCGGGATTGTCGCCGGAAAAGACAGTGAAGGCAGGCCTGTAAGTCAGGTTGCAATTTCTGCGTCGCAGTTGTTTGTCTTTGACCCGAATAATCCGGATAACACAGCCTATCCGTTTGCGGTATCAGGTGGCAAGGTAGTGATCCCGAAAGCGATGATTTATGACGCGGTGATTGAAACACTGGTGTCGCGGAAGGTTGTGGCGGATGAGGTAAAAGCCGGGGTAAGTATCACTTCGCCAGTTATCCGGAGTGCCGTTATTCAGAACGGAAACTTTCAGGTTGATTCTCAGGGTAACCTGAATATTGGAGGCCTTTTCAGTGTTACGTCACAAGGGCAACTGACAATTCGTTACTCTAATCAGAATGTAGGACTGGTGATCCGCAATGATAAAATTGAGGTTTATGACCAGAATGGACGACTGGCTGTTCGCATAGGCAGATTACGCTGATCAGGAGGTGAGTATTGGAATACGGTTTTGCCATTTATAACAGAAATAACGTTAATGTTACGGGCGTGCTGACTCCAGTATTTTTCCTGGACAGATTTACAGCGGAGTCTGGCTCAAAGACGTACACTAATAAACCCGACGGGAAATCATTGCAGGCTGTATGTTGTTTATTTCCCTGGAATAATGTATTTGCGGATCGGAAAGTACCGAAGATAACCATTAATGACAATACGGTGACGTGGTCGAATCTTGAGCAGGGTATGGGATCTTATATTTATACATTCTGGGGATAAGTGTTATGTACGGTTTGAGCATTATGAAGCCGGATGGCAGCGTATGGATAAGTCCAGGTTTTACGCCGCAGTGTCTGATCAACAAAGGCACCATACCGGCGACTGAAAAGTCTTTTTTTAAAACATCAATCCCGTCAGGCAAAAGTTGTTTTTTCTTTATCAGAACAGAGAAGAAGGCCGATGTCATGTACACGCATGAACAGATTGATGGATATCATGCACTAAGGCTTCATGTAATTGTCAGGGGAACGAACCCTGGTGTTACGACGGTTTATGCTTTCGCGAATATGGTTACTCCACCTTCTGAGTATGGTATCGCCATGTATAACCCGGACGGTGAGATGATTTATCATGGCGAAATGATGCTGCTTGACGCGAAGTTAATACCTGTTGATATCAAATTTGAAAAGGACCTTGGATATCCATGCGCAATCATGCCTGCACTGGTCGGGTATTATAACTGGAAAAGAACTCCTTATGATCGACCGATTTATACCACATCCACTGGTGCTACAGGAAATAAAATATATTCCTGTGAGCATTATTCCGGTGGTGCAACATGGGATATTCGAAAGCCGTATATAGATAAGGTCCTGGTTATTAATACATCAGTATATGATTAGTTGAAGCGAGTCTTTAATATTCATTTAAAATGTCTAAAAAGATGTATTATTAAAAAGTTTAGCGTGTTATCTGAATACAGGATATCTTAAATGAAGAGTATAGCAACACTGGTTGTGTGTGCAATCTCCGGGATTGCCTGTGTAAATTTATCTGCACATGCAGCAGAAGGAGAGCATACAATTTCTCTGGGGTATGCGCACTTTCAGTTTCCGGGACTGAAGGATTTTGTAAAGGATGCGACTGCTCATAACAGGGAGACTTTCAGTCATTTCGTCAACAGAAACTACTTTTCTTCATTGGGCGAATATACAGATGGTCGGGTCAGTGGATATGAAGGCAAGGATAAAAATCCACAGGGCATTAATATCAGGTATCGCTACGAGATAACGGATGATTTTGGCGTTATCACCTCTTTTACATGGACGCGTTCTCTCACTAACTCACAGACATTTATTGATGTGCAGTCAGCCGATCATACCAGGAAGATTAAGAATCCGGCAGCTTCTGCCAGAACGGATATCAGGGCGAATTACTGGAGTCTGTTAGCGGGGCCTTCATGGCGGGTTAATCAGTACATGAGTTTATATGCGATGGCAGGGATGGGCGTTGCTAAAGTTAGCGCTGACCTGAAAATTAAGGACAATATTAACAGTAGTGGCGGATTTTCTGAAAGCAACAGCACGCAAAAAACCTCCCTTGCGTGGGCTGCAGGTGCACAGTTTAACCTGAATGAGAGTGTTACACTGGATGTGGCTTACGAAGGTTCCGGCTCTGGCGACTGGCGCACGAGTGGCGTTACTGCTGGCATTGGCCTGAAATTCTGACCTGTATCCGGTAACCGTTTACTACCCGCTGTGATGGCGGGTTTTTTATTGCCCGTACAGGGCAAAAACCGTAAATTATGCGTGGGTGCCTTTCGGCTGATGGCTGGAGGGTGAACCTGAAGGCCTGATGTGGAAAGGCCCCGAGTCAACTTAACGTTAACCCGAGGCCCTAACACTTCGTACCTTAAGCAAGTAGAAGGTTAGCGCCTCTCTGTAAAAGGAGTCAAGCGCTATGTCGCAAAAATCGCTTATCACCGTCACAATTTGCATGACGGTTATCTTCACCATCTGGATGTTGCACGGTTCACTGTGTGAGTTCCGGCTGAATTTGTGGGGAGCGGAGTTTGCGGCGTTCTTACAGTGTAAGCAGTAGGAAAACCGCGACGGGGACGAGAGTCCCCGTCAACTGGTTGCTGAGGTTCAGCCGATATGGCACCCGTTTCAGGTGAGAGAATGAACGATAAAATTCTCTGGTATATGCAGCGTGTTGTGAGAAATTCCCGCAACCCTGAATTTATGAATGAAGTTAAAGACGCCTGCCTTAAAAAGCAGGCGTTTTGTTTTGAGGCACCTGATGGCTTTCTGGTGCTGCGTTCTGTGCTCAGTGCTGATGGTATCCCTTATGTTCTGGTGTTGCTGGGCGTGTGTACGGGGAGTAACAGCGTTGAGCGTTATCTGCCGGAGGTGAAGACATTAACCCGTCTGGCTGGCGGACGTTGGGCTGAATTTCATACGGCAAGGCGGGGATTTATCCGGCTGGGAAAAAGTCTGGGCTTTGAGCGAATGCCGGATGATGAGGATGGCTTCATGGTGTTCAGGATAGCGGTCTGACTGCCACAGTATTCATTATCGTGTGTAAACCAATTGCAATTCACATTCTGACCCTGCCCCGGCAGGGTTTTTTGTTATCCAGGGGGGGCCATTATGGGTGGAAGTAAAGGCGGTGGTGATACCAAAGTAAAACCAACAGCAGCGCAAATAGCACAGGAAGAAGTGGCCTGGAAAGGGTGGCAGGATTACAAAAATATCCTCCGCCCGGCTGAAGATAACTTCATGGAAAAGGTCGATGACCTGAACAGTGAGCAGCAGTACGACAATATTGCTGGCACCACAAATCTGGGGTATCAGAAACAGTTTGGCGAAGCACGGAAGAAGCTGGCGGGTAATCTTGCTCAGTCCGGTGTTGACCCGTCCAGTGGTCGCTTTAACGCGGTAATGAATGCGAACCAGAGTGATCAGGTAACCGGGCAGATTGACACAACCACACGGGGGCAGGTATCGCAGGCAGATAAGTATGTTGCCGGGCTACAGGATGTTGCAGCTCTCGGTTCAGGTCAGAAGGCGGATGCGTTACAGAGTTTTAACTCGCTGGCAGACAGCAGTCTGGCAAAAGCTAAATCGGACGCACAGGCTGCGTTTACGAAACAGCAGGGGCGAGCCTCTCTTGTTGGCGCTGGTTTGGGTGCGGTAGGTGCATATGCGATGCATAAGGCTGGTGGTAGCGGAGGAAGTGGCGGTGCTAAAACACCGGGCACCGGCGCTAATGCCATTCAGCATCAGGCTCAGAACTGGAGACTGTGATTATGGAGTACGGTAAATACGAAACACTTGCGAGATACGGTTATACCGGAGCTGCCCGTCCACAGGGTGACTGGCAGACGTCAGCAGCGCTGACACGCCAACAATACGACGACTGGCGAACCAGATATTTGCCCCGCGTGGCAAGGCTGGCTGATCTTGGCGAGAACAACAGCCTGATGAATGCACAGCTTGCCCGGGTGGGCGGCCTTGCCACTTCCAGTCTCCGTACAGCGCAGATGGCGCAGGATAACCAGATGGCGAGATACGGGGTAAGCCGCCCGGATAATCCCGACAGTAATACGCTGGGGTTACGTAATGCCCTGGCAATTGCTGGCGCGAAAAATGGTATCCGTGAAGCCGAACAGGATCGCCAGATGAACATACTGACGGGGGCTTCTGCACCGGCAAGACAGAAACTGAGTGTTGGCGGACAACTGGTGGCAGCGTAAGGAGGAAATATGGGGTACGGCTTACTGGATATTGCGAATCAGTCACGGCGTGAGGCATTACAGGGAATAAGTGACGCAGACCGACGACGTGAAGAAATTGAGGCTGCGAACAAACAGATGGCGGCGCAACAGAAAGCGCAGAACAAGCAGAATATCGGTACGGGCATTGGTACGGGGGCGGCTATTGGCGCATCCGTTGGTGGTCCTGTTGGTGCTGTTGCTGGAGCAGTAATTGGCGGCATTGCTGGTTCTTTGTTTTAAGGAGTGGTGAATGAGCGGATTTGCACAGGGGTTACTTGCCGGATTCAGCACGGTTGACCAGGCAATGACCCGTCGTAAGGAGCTTGGTCTGCGTGAAGCACAGCTTGCCCGGCAACAGAAAAATAACGAGCGCGATTTTGAGTTTGCGCAGTCTCAGTTTGAACATAATAAAAACGTTGATCAGCGGAACTTTGATTACAGAGCCAAAGTTGACGACCGTAATTATGCACTGAAGGAAAGGGAGTTTAACGCTAACCAGAATTACCGGAATGCGTCGCTGGGTATGGAGCAGCAGCGACTCCGGATGCAGAAATACAACCAGCGACGGCTTGAGTATAACGATATGCTGGCGCGCGATCAGCCTGTGATGGCGGCGCTTGGAAAGGCTGTGGATGCTGGCGATCGGGATGCAGCAATGCGTCTTTACGGCCAGTTGTCAGAGGGTAATCCGCTGAGGCTGATGGCGAATGATGGCTATGTAGCGAAAGCGGGTCAGGCCGTGAACAACCTGCAAAAAATCTTTGATGACAAGCCAGACAGGGCTATCGCTTCACTTAATACGCCGGAGAATCTTGATGTCCTTTCCGGGGTGTTTGGCCCGGAACTGCAACAGCGTATTGGCATGCCCGATTCAACCGGGAAAAAGACGATAAAAGAGGCCAGGATTGGCAGTATAGTACCGGCACAGCAGGAAGGGTACATACTTATCGGCCTTGATCTCACATACAGTGATGGCTCTACAGCACATAAACCTGTAACAGAATACGGCAGTGCGCACCCTGATGATCAAACCGTGCTGGCGATACCCGTTGATAAGGCTATCGCTCAGGTCAGGGATCGCAGCAAATTTGCAGAGATATCGAAAAATTATGGTTATTTTATGCCGAAGCAGCAGGGACTTTCTCTGAAAGAGCTTCAGAAGGGGGCCAGCAACGTCGCGGCGGACGCGATCAAGAATGGCGGTAATGCACAGGCTGCGGTGGATGAATATTATGCTGCGACTGGTTCACAACCGCATCAACAGAAAATTCAGCAACAAAAACTTCAGCAACAGGTTATCAACTGGGCGGGAGATGATCCTGATAAGCTGTCATTTGCCAGAAATGTAGCGGCCCGTCAGCCTGAAATGCTGGAGCCTCAGAATCAGAAATTGCTGGAGAACGGGTATGCGAATTTTCTCCGTATTCAAAAGGCCAGGGGGGAACAGGCCAGAGATGAAAGTGCTTCATCTGCATCTCAGTTTATCCGTGGACTGAAACAGAATTACGCCCAGTAATTCACGATATTCCATTAATACCATTTCCTGATGCCCGGCCATTGTGCCGGGTTTTTTTATGGAGTCTGTATGGCCTATTCAGAGGAACAGCGTCCTGAGGCGCAACTCGGTAACCAGAATCGTAACAGCCTGAACATTCAGCAACCCGGCGAAACTGACAGCTATGAAGCATTTTTCTCTGATCCTAATCGCTGGAAGGATAACAGTACGTCGTTCAGCCTGGGCGATGTATTGCCAACAATGGGTAAAGGTTTCGCCCAGTCCGTCCGGGGAACAGGGGAAATGGCCCGTGGACTCGGTGATGCGATGATTCAGAGCCCGGTAAAAACAGGGGCGCGTATTTTAAATGAGTTCAGCCGTATGGGGCTGCCGGGTGTCGCAACTGTGCAGGATATTTTTGCCGGTGGCAGCAGGGGGGCTGATGAGGTCATCGATACCCTGCCTGATGGCAAAAACGCGGTTACTGATACTGTCGGTAAAGGTCTGAAGGCAACCGGTAAGGCTGTCAGTGATGGTGCTGAAGCCACTGATGAATGGCTGACCGGTAAGATGTCGCCGGGTGCAGTTCGTGCGCTGAATACGCCAATGAGTGAAGGCTATGATGATCCCGCAGTCTGGCTGACGAAGGGGATGAATTTTGTCGGTGCCGTTGCGGCAGATGTGTTTGCTGGCGGTGTGGCTAAAAAGGTGGGTGATGTCACACTGCGAAAAATGCTGACCGCCGGGCTGGAGAAAAAATACATCGCGGCAGGGATGCAGCCGGAAAGAGCCACGGCACTGGCAGCAGAAGCTGTCGATAAAAAAATGCCGGATTTATTCCGGGCGGGCCTGATCACCCATTCCACAGCCAGTGCACAGGGGCAGAGTGCAATGGCGGCAGCAGATGCTGTTCTTAATGCGGATTACTCTGAGCTGGCGCAGTCACCGAAATTTCAGCAGACGTTTTTGTCCATTGACGCCGACCCGCAGCACGCACAGCTTACTGATCGCCAGAAAATGGACCTGGCAAAAGAGCGTGTGGCTGATGAGGTGCGTGCGCAACTGGCAACCGATCCTCAGTTGCTGGCTGTGAATGCCATGGCGGCAAAACTGGGCGATGCTCAGTTGCTTAATCTGGCGATGCGGGGCACGGCGAATACCGTTAAAAGCGGCATGATCAGAAACGCCACTGAACAGGGGGCGATTAATGCGGCGCAGGGCGGCTATTCACGCTATCAGGAAAACATGGCACTGCGTGATACCGCCGGAATGGATGTGTCGCCGTGGGAGGGCGTGGCTGACGCAACGATCGAAGGTGCAGCCCTTGGTGCTGCGATGGGGGCACCATTCGGTGCGGTTGCCGGATATCGTGGCAGACGTCAGGCGGCAGATGAAGCCGCCATGCGTGAGGCTGAAGTCATACAGCAGGACGACGCAGCCCCGCAACCAGAATCTGTTGATCCGGTGGCGCAGCATCGTGAATCCATGCAGGGGATGAATCGCGAGCAGCTTCTGGAGCAGTATGCTGATGCGGATATGGCGACAGAGGGTGACGCATCCGCAACTCATCGCCGGGAAGCCGCCAGCCAGCTGTTGAATGAACTGGACGAACAGGCGAAGCGACAGGCTGTGATGAATGAGCTGAAGGCGAAGCCGCGTTCTGAACTGCTTGAGGAATACCGCAGACTCAGCCAGAAAGAGGGGCGCCCCGAGACTGAAGAACAACAGTTTCAGGCAATACGAGAAGTCATTCGCCCACAACAGGAAGTGACGCCGGAAGCACAGTCACAGTCTGAAAATGCGGAGGATGGTAACGGGAGCATTTACCCGACGGTGCGGTTCCGGGACCCGAATGAAGTCCGCATTGAAATTAACGGGAATGGTGCGTCCAGACCAGCGGAACGCATTGAAAAGGTGCGCCCGGACAACCGTTATTTCACGGATGAGAAAAGCGCCATGGGGAGTGATGTTTTCCGTAATGCCGCCGCCACCGGCCTGAAACCGTCCGTAGTGAAGAAAGGCGAGAATCAGTATGCCGTTGAAATGGATAATCCTGCGTTCTCTGAAAATGTGGCAACGGAAACCATTAACACCCTGGCTGACGGAGAGCGTATTGCTGATGCTGACCCGATGGAGCAGCCCGCGTTCATGCGTGACCCGCGATTCCGTGGTTTCACGGGGGATGATACGGAGGTACAGGCCCGCCTTGCCCGTGGCAACGCGCCGACGGCGGAGGAGCTTGTACGTTCACAGATGGCTGAAGGTGATGCCGGTCCGACAGCACAGGAGTTAACTGAGCGTCCGCGTCTGCCCGCCCCCGGCGATATTCATCCCGGACAGGGATATCCGTTACCGGGAGAGGTGGCGCGTACGCCGGATGAGAATCAGGCCGGACGTGGTGGTCGTTTTACCACAACCGGTGAGGTTAAGGGCCAGAGTTTCCAGAAAGGACGCGGCCCGGCACAGGAAAACGCCGCTGGTCGCCAGGGGGAAATACTGGAGGGCGAAACTGTTCGTCGTGGTCTGCCGTCACCGGATGAGCAGAGTGTTACCGCCCCGGTACGTGAAGGTCTACCGGCTCCTGACATTACACACAATGTCCGCATGCCTCAGCCTGAACAGCTTCCCCGAACTGTTCGCAACTCATTACCTGAGCTGGCACAGCAGGCAGAAGTACGCCGACAGACAGGAGAAGTTCGCGACATCCCGCATGCTGAAACAACAGCACATGAGTCTGAAACAGTTGCTGCTACTGATGGTGAAGGTGCCGCACGCGGAGGTGTTGCCGGGGGCAAAAAAATTGAAGACTTTGGCGAGGAAATTAAAGGGGCAGCCAAACACCGTTATGCACAGCTTGCTGAAACACTGGGTAAAACGCTGGAAGACAGGGATTATGCCACGCAGCCGCTGAGCAAACTGTTCCCGAAACCGGACTACGCAAAACTGGCGAACGAAGGTGCCGATGCTGACACTCTGGCAATGATAGCTCTGTATCGTAGCGATATTCCGGCGAAGACGAAACACAATACGGCAGGCTGGGGGGAGAGCGTAAAAAAAGTACGACACAGTGTATCGGAAATGCTGAACGGAACGGTCAGCGCGAAACGCCTCGCAGAATGGATGGAAGGCAGAATGCCCTCCCGTTACGCGGATACCTGGCAACTGTTACGCACTCTGCCACCCTCACAGATGGACAGGGCTTCTGCTTATCGGGTGGTATCGGGTGTGTATCAGGCGGCAGGAGGGAAGCGTTACGATCCGCCACAGAAACTTTATTCACTGCGCAATAAGGACAATAAGGGTAGTAACCTCTTTTTCTCGGAAAGCAGGGATGAATTACTGACAAAGGCGAAAGTCTGGTTTGCAGAGCAGGAGGAAAAATCACAGGCGAAAGGTGATGAAAAAACAGCGCCTTCACCGGATGACAAAATCCGCTTTGACGTTTACCGGAATACCCGCAGTGGCGATATTTTTATCGCTTACGGTAAAAACAAAATGCGGGTGAGAGGTGGCTTTAAGTCAGCCAGTGATGCGCGTAAGTACATTGATTCACATCGTGATGAGCTTGTTCGTCATGTGAAGGATATGCGGGAGATTTCGCGTGAGGAGCAGCGTAACGCCACCAACCGCGACCGTACCGGACCAGAACGCCGTAAAGGGGATGTTTCACCGGAGCAGTTCAGTGATGCGTTTGGTTTCCGTGGTGTGCAGTTTGGTAACTACGTGGAAGGTCCGCGTCGTCAGGCTGATTTGAACCGGGCTTATGACTCGCTGCATGACCTTGCGGAAGTACTGAATGTACCGACAAAAGCGCTTTCCCTGAACGGTCGTCTTGGCCTGGCATTTGGTGCCCGTGGTAAGGGTAAGGCGGCGGCACACTATGAGTCAGGTGAGGTGGCAATCAACCTGACAAAAGGTAACGGACCGGGGGCGCTGGCGCACGAATGGTTCCATTCACTGGATAATTATTTTGGTCGTTATGACGTTTCCACTGACGGGAAGATTACGTCAGGTGGCGACTTTATGACGGAAGCACAGCGTGCCAGGCGCGTATTTAAAGACGGCAGGTATGTTGATGCTGAATATCCGGTACGTCAGGAGGTTTACGACGCTTTTAAAGGTGTGATTCAGGCCATTAAAAACAGTGACATGCCGCGTCGTTCAGCGCTTCTCGATGAGGTGCGCTCAAAACCGTACTGGTCAACGGATGTTGAAATGGCGGCACGTGCCTTTGAGCGTTATGTTCAGGATAAGGCGCGTATGGCTGGCGTGGAGAATGATTATCTGGTCAATATCCGTAAGGCACCTGAGCACAACACAGATAACACCTGGGCTTATCCGACGAATGCGGAACTGGATGGCGGTATTCGTGAGGCATTCGATCACCTGTTCCGCACCCTGAAAACCCGTGAGACGGACAAGGGCGTTGCGTTTTATTCCCGTAAGGGCGTTACCCGCACACCTGAAGGTAATCTCATTTCGGATGTTAACCGTAGTGCGGAAGCCAAAGGCAGCCCGGTCCCGCAGGTTGAAGCGGTTGCCCGTGGCGTGATGAGCGGCATTAAGGACAGTGACCTGAAGGTCCGTGTGGTGAAGTCACAGAAAGAGGCTGAAGCGCTGGCGGGTGAATCGTTCGACGGTTACGGCAGGGTGCACGCATTCTATCGTCCGGATAAACGAGAAATTGTCCTGGTGGCGGATAACATCCCTGACGGGCGGACCGTACGCGAGAAGTTGCGTCACGAGATTATCCACCATGCCATGGAGCATGTTGTCACGCCAGCGGAATATCAGACGATTATCAAAACCGTGCTGAAAACCCGCGACAGTGATAACGCCACCATCCGTGAAGCATGGCGTAAGGTTGATGCGTCCTATGGTAAGGAATCACCGGAAGTACAGGCGGGTGAATTTCTGGCACATATGGCGGAGAAACAGCCGAATAAATTCGTGGCGGCATGGGAGCGTGTTGTTGCCCTGGTCAAAGGGGTACTGCGTCGTACGGGGTTACTGAAACCGACGGAACTGAACGATATCAGACTTGTTCGCGAGACCATCCGTACGTTAGGCCAGCGTGTGCGGGAAGGTTACACGCCGCGTGAGGATGGCGCGGGCGCATCGTCTCAGTACTCCCGTAGTGGTAAACCTGATCCGTTCAAAGTGCCGGAAGGTGAGGGTGAACGTTATCGCGATGACCTTGCCAGAATGATGAAATCTCTGCGTACCACAGATTTAACGGTAAACATCGGGCGTACGCCGCCGGTATTGCGTCACCTTGGTGCACCGGATTTGCCGCTGGTTATTTCCCGCGATACTGTGCGGAAGGCCACCAATGGTGTGAAACATGTGGTGCCGATGGATGTTATCGAGAGACTACCGGAACTGATGCACGATCCGGATGCAATTTACCGTTCCGCGACAGAAAGAAATGCGGTTGTGATGCTGCTTGATGCCGTGGATAAAAATGGTGATCCGGTAGTGTCTGCGGTGCATATGAAGGCAACCCAAAAACTTCTGGAAGTTAACCGTATTGCTTCTGTTTACGGAACGGAAAACGGGAAAAAACTGAAGAGTATGGAAATGGCTGGCTTAACATTATACAGGAGAGAAAAACTAAACCCTGATGGTTCTCTGTACAGAGGGCTCCAATTGCCCAAAGATGAGCACTCCCGTCAGGGTTCTGCGGATAAAATACTCTATCCTGAAGATATTCGCAAGGGGCCGTATTACTCCCGTACCAGCAGTCTGACACCGGAAGAGACAATTGCATCGCGTTTTGTGCGCCAGATGCAGGATAAATTCCAGGTGCTGAAAGCTGTTCAGGAGAATATCCGTAAAACTGGTGGAAAAATAGACGACAGTAACAACGCTTATATGGCGGAAGAACTCTTCCACGGGAAGGCGGAAAACGACCTGAACGTGATGAAGGAGCGCTACGTTCAGCCACTGGCTAAATTACTGGCGGACTACAAAATTGCGCAGGCCGATCTGGATGAGTACCTCTACGCCCGTCATGCACCGGAACGTAACGCGCATATCGCGAAAATCAACCCGAAAATGCCGGACGGCGGTTCGGGGATGAGCAACGCGGAAGCGGCGGAAATCATGCAGCGTGTGCGTAACAGCGGCAAACAGGCACAGTATGACCGTCTGGCAGGGATTATTGACGATATGCTGGCCCGTCGCCGTGAGATTATCCGTGAGGCAGGACTGGAAGAGAGCGGCGTGGTGGATGCCTGGCAGAAAGCCTACCGTTACTACGTCCCCCTGAAAGGGCAGGATGTTGACGGTGTGGTGTCACTGCCACGTACAGGCAAGGGATTCACCATCGGCGGGCGTGAAAGTAAGCAGGCCATGGGGCGTGCATCCCGCGCACAGTCTCCTTCCACTCAGGCGATACAGGATTTGAGTGAATCGCTGATCCGCAATCGCAAAAATGAAGTGGGTAACGCCTTCCTGAAACTGGTACAGGATAATCCCGACAAGGATTACTGGCAGGTATTCACTGATGACAGACCGGATACCATGCGTGTGATTGCAGAGCGCAAGGACCAGGAAACTGGTGAAACCATTCGCGAAGTTGTCGAGCGTCCGGTGGCGATGGCAATGATGGCAGACCGGTACTTCACCACCAAAAAGAACGGCAAAACGTACTACATCAAACTCCATGATCCGCGCCTGATGCGTGCGATGAAGAATATGGGACCGGAAACCAGTAACGCAGTAATCCGTACGCTGGGGAAAGTTAACCGCTTCCTGGCAACGGTGAACACGTCGTATAACCCGGAATTCCTGGTCAGTAACTTCATCCGTGACGTGCAGACAGCGGTGATGAATCTGAAGGCGGAGCAGGGAAGGAGCGACGGCAAACTGAAAGGGCTGGATAACTTATCCGCACTGGCTGTGGTGAAAGACAGCCGTTCTGCTATGTCAGCCGTATACGCCAGTCTGCGTGGCAAAAACCTCACGGGCAAAGGTGCGCAGTGGCAGAAGGTGTGGAAAGAGTTTGTTGAGGACGGAGGTAAAACCGGCTGGTTTAACATGGGTGACCTTGAAGGCCAGCAGAAGGAAATGGATCGCCTTGTATCGCTGGCGAAGGGAGGATGGAAAGGCCAGAGTATCGGTGCATGGAATTCGTTCCTGAACCTGGTCGAGGATGCCAACGGTGCGGTTGAAAACGCACTGCGTCTGTCAGCTTATAAACACGCCCGTGATGCCGGTTTGTCACGCCAGCAGGCGGCGTCTCTTGCCAAAAACATGACGGTGAACTTTAACCGTCGTGGTGAGCAGGGGGCGCTGATGAACTCGCTGTACATGTTCGCCAACGCCAGTATTCAGGGAACGGCAAATCTGGTGAGAACGCTCGGACATCTTAATGGTGAGGGACCTTTACTGGAGCGCCTTCGCTGGAAGAATCTGAATGTTCCGCAGAAAATCGCGCTTGCCGCTGTGGGAGCGGGTTATCTGCTTGGCTCGCTTAACCGCAGCGTGGCGGGTGAGGATGATGACGGGGTTAACTGGTATGACAAAGTACCGTCTCATGTGAAAGAGCGTAACCTCGTCATTATGAAATCGGTGTTCGGGGGCAAGGCCGGAGAGTACTGGAGTATTCCTCTGCCTTACGGGTACAACGTTTTCTTCCTGCTTGGTCACACAGCCGAAGGGGTGGCAGCGGGCGACCTGACCGCTTCACGTGCTGCCGGTAATGTTGTTGGTGGTGTGCTTGGGGCATTCAGTCCTGTGGGCAGTGAAACGTCGGAAACACTGTCCGGGGCATTGCTGAAAAATGCAGCGCCGACCATTCTGCGTCCGTTTGCGAACCTTGCCATGAATGAAAACTTCATGGGGGCGCAGATTTACCAGGAGAACATGCCGTTTGGTACACCAAAACCTGACAGCCAGCTGGGAAGACGTTCAACGCCAGAAGCGTACAAGGCGTTTGCATCCTGGCTGAATGCGTTCTCAGGTGGCAGCCAGTACCGTCCCGGCGCGGTGGATATCACACCGGAATCGCTGAAATTCTGGATTGACTATATCTCCGGAGGGACAGGGCGCTTCATTTCCAAAACCACGGATGCGGCGGTGAAATCGCTGAATGGTATTGATATACCGGAACAGCAGGTGCCCTTCCTGGGGAAAATTTCGGGGGAGGTGATGCCGTATGCAGACCAGCAGAAGATGTACGACCGGATGACAGAGATTGCGCAGTATCACGCAGAGCTGAAGAGTCTGACCGGTGCAGAAAGAACGGCGTTCATTGACGAGAACAACGGAAAATTGTCGATGAACGGGCTTATGCAGGATACCCGGAAGAGACTGAAGGATTTGCGTAAACAGCGTGATGCCATTTATGCCGACAGTTCTCTCAGTCTGGCGCAGCAGGCGGCGATAGTGAAATCGGTAGAGCGGGATATGAAGGTTGCCGTGGATCGCTTTAACCGCGAGTACAACAAAAAAGTGGGAGTGGATTAACAGAAATGGCCCCGTACGGAAGTGCGGGGCTGATTAAGGAATAAACACACATTAACCTGTAATAACCGGAGCTATTAACATATAGTCAGAAAGAGTATTTCATGTGAGACAGAGAGCCGATTTATGTTTAATGAAGAAAAAGTTGCGCAAATGGCAGCGTATTTGCTGAAAAAGCATGGCGGATCTATGCGTTTCATTAAGCTGATGAAGCTGATGTATCTCTCTGACCGCAAAGCAATGGAGTCTTTAACCGGGAAGGGGAGAGGTTTGAATGCTCCCCCACAATTCCCCGGCATCAAATCTCCATGCAGGTGAACTATTTTACCCCCAGCGGCAAATCGCAAAAACAATCAGTGCGATCGAAATGGCAGCCACTACAATTGCAAATGCTTCAGGCTAGGTCATTGGCTTACCTCCTTCGGCGGTTCTGGTAGCGGCATCCAGTGGGTTACTTCTTTGAGATGCAGGTCTTCGCCATCACCGTCATCCCAAGTGGGATTGCCATCATTAAACCAGTCGCCATATACGCCGACCTGAGTGTTGGGGATGCTTGGTGGGTAGTTGTTTTTAAAGTCAGCTGCTAACACATAGTATTGTCGCTCTCCCATTTCTGGCATTCGATCACTACAGCTTATCCAACCATCCGGAGTTACCGGAACTGGCGGAACGGCTGTTTGCTCTCGAACGTCATTAGTCGCTATCGGTTCTGCTGCCAACTGACTGGCATATTTGTTAATGGTAACGATAAGCTCTTGCTCAGCCTCATCCAGACAATCACCGATACCTCGCCTGTCACCGTCAAAATCATCGAAATCGGCACGAATCTTGGCAACCTTCTGGATTGCGGACAACACCTCACTAGGAATTACCGGATAGTTGGTTGACGTTTCCGCGATTTCCCGAAAATTATTGGTTGACGAATTCTTGTTTTCCCGAAAGTTTCCGGACTGAAGCATGGCGGCGCGGCAGGCATTCCAGCCTCTTACCTCTGCAATAGCGGCAACCGCATCAACCGCGTACATGCTAAGAGGATTAGGCATTGGTTTTTCTTCCGGTACTACTGGTGCTGGAGGGGCGGCGTAAATGCCCTCTATCACTAAATGTTTGCGCTCAAAATCATCTGGCTCTCGATGATATACGTAACTCCAATCACCAAGGTTATCATTGCGCCTGCAACGGAAACCTATCGGCTCGGCTTCCAGCGCTGCCAGAGCAATTCGTGCCAGTTCTTCCGCTTCTTCTGCTGGCAGTACAACGTTGCTACCAGGTCCGTATGTTTCGCGCCACTGCTTGATTGTCAGTAGTCGCTCTTTGGTAATAGTGATCATGCCGCGTTTCCTTCTTTCTTATTAACAATTACACCGTCATATATTTCATTAAGGTGCCCTCTCAACTCCATGCGCCTTAATGCAGATAACATGTAATCGCATTCAACCTGCTTATTCCCAATAAAAGGTTTATCTTCAGGGTTACCCCAACAGCAATTCCCCTTGGGCCATCCATGTACTTTCCGTACTCTTCCGTTAACAACGTGAAGTAATCCCCAGCCAGGTGGTAAATCCTCAATTGAAATAATTCCCGGCTCACTAATAAAGAATCGCCAGTCGCCCATTCCAAGAGACGGATTTTTACGAAAACGCTTTTTTCTATCTGCCAACAAGTCAGCACGAGAACATTTCGCCTCTATCAGGCATGATGCTGAATTTCTGAATCCCATAGCATCTGGCTGTTCTCCGGTACTGGTTACAGCTATAAAGCGGTCATGAAAACAAACCTTGAACCCGTTGCGCTTAAGGAACTTGTACGCAATCTGACAGAGTTCGCGGTGTGTTAACGCCATATCACTCTCCTTTGATGCGAATGCCAGCAAGCCAGTTTCTTATGCCGATATATTCAGCGTTCCGGAAACCGCTTTTTACATATATAAATGGCAAGCGAAGATTGTGACCATTGACTGCCAGGTAGTCTTTACAACCCTGTTCGGTGAAACAGCAGGTAACGAATTCATCAATATCTTTCACAGCAACGCGCCGCCATTTTTCTGGTGGCTCTCGAAAGTTTTCATGAAGTAGCTCGAGACGACGACTATGGCGTTTATTGGCTTCATTGCCATCTTCGTCAACCCAGACAATCCGGTCATGGTCATAATCAGCATCAACAACGATTTCGCGCTTTTGATACACACAAAACATGGGATCTGACGTTATTCGATTGTCCTGTGTTCGAATATTTTCACCGATGATGCCAAACGAATCTGGTGCAGATTTTGTCTGCATCTCTTCGATACGTTCAGCCATCGCAGCACACTCTTCAAAGTTGCTTAATGCTTTTCGCTCCCATTCGGCGCATTGTTTTTCCAGTTCTGCTATGCGCTTACTTCCATCCGCGATTACTCCCTCGTAATATTCACGCTGCTCGTTGAGTTTTGATTTTGCTGTTTCAAGCTCAACGCGCAGCTTCCCTACCGTAAGCGCAATATCCTCGTTCTCCTGGTCGCGGCGTTTGATGTATTGCTGGTTTCTTTCCCGTTCATCCAGCAGCCTCGCGATGAATTAGTGCATCATCACCATCAAATCGGTTCTCTCCATATTCGAGCGACCACTCACCACGCGTTGCTTTTTCTGCCTTTTCACGCAGTACCTGATAGTTAATCTCGCTCATTTTTCTCTTCGCTCCGGTATACAAGAATTACAACGTCACCTCTGCTAATTACGCGAGCTGGATCTCCTGGCTCCATGCTGTCAATCCCGAAGGCTTCGGAAAACGCATTCATTGCCTTCTGGCGTTGATCCTGCTTACGGCATTTATTCCATTTTTTCAGTAACAACAGCGATAGCCACCGCCCGGCGCAGAACATAATGTAAAAATAACCAAGAAGCGCCAGACCTGTGTTGAGGGCCGTATCGATCGTTATAGTGGTGTCTATGCTCACTTCACACCTCTCTGTTTGTTGATAAGTTCAATATCCTGCTGGCAACTGGCGCAAGTTCGGCATCCGCGAACAGCCTGGCGTCGCCGCTCATCTATCGGATCGCCACACTCGCAACAATGAGTAGCAGATGGGGCATTACTTTCGGATTTGTATTTTTGCAGGGAGAGATTGCGCTGCAATTCTTCGATTTCAGCGGCATTGTCGATGATATCTGCCATTTTCCTTTCCTTCAGGCATGAAAAAAGGAGCCGAAGCTCCTTTGGTATCAGAATTCAAATTGTCTTGCTCTTAGTTGCGCTAGCATACTTCTGGCCCTATGCACCATATAGTTGGCGGGATCAAGTTTTGCTGCTTCGCGGAGCAATGTGTCGCGAGTCCGGTTGGTTATATGACGAGTCTCGTAGGCCAGATCAAACAGTTTCCCGTAGTAATCAGAATTCAGTTCTCTCATGACGGGGTATAGCTGCTTACTGAGTTGTTGTGCTTTTTCCATCCAGAGTTGAACGTAGCAGAGCAGGATGATGTCTTCTGCTGTGAATTGCTGCTCAGTTTGTACTGGCTGAATGTTGCGAAGTTTCTTTTCGCACTCGATGAAGTATCGGCGTATCTGGCGGCCTTTTTCGTTACGTTCAACCATCGCAAGCTCTTTGGCTGTGTCGAGGGTGAGGTGGTAATCCTTGCGGCGGCGGCCTGGAGTTTTCGCCAAATTTGGCGAAAATAGAATGTAGTCTAAATTTTCTACGAATCCATACTCGTTTAGCTTGGCCCGTATCCAGTTAGAAAAATCTTTACCTACCTCTAAAAATCCATGCAAATCACGCGCGTTCACCAGAAGCGTAGGTTCATTTGAGATTGTACCTTCAAACACAGGGATGAGTTGACTGGTCATGATAACCTCCTTATTTGTTTAGTTTATAACCGCCAGTTAGTAGCTGGCGGTCGGGTGTCAACTGAGCCAAATAAGAAGCTCTGGGCATATTCCCCTTGCGGGTGTTGTATTACGCCTCTCCACCCGACCTTTGTACGGATGTAACTATGCCAAATTGCAGGCATAAAAAAGCCGCAAAGCTATCGGGTGCGGAGACCGCTTATTTGTTCAGTGCGATCAGTATGCGATAGCTCTGGCGGATTTGTCAAATCGTGCAGTAACATCCTTTTCTTCCTTGCCATTTCTCAATGATGACAAAGGGTGGATTCGGATTGGTATTGGGACAAAAGTGAGACACACAAAGCTTTGCATCGGCTTACAAAGCTTTGCATGTTTTTCAATGTTGGGACGTGTGAGCGCAGAAATGACGGGCTATCTAATTGATTTTAAACGATACGTAACCAACTTTAAA